CTAAAGAGTCCCTAAAACTTCAATTGCTTGGTTATTCTCTTCGTCAAATTGCTCTTCTAATAAATGAGAGTACACTTCAAATGTGATACGCATATTTTTGTGTCCTAAACGTTTACTGATATATTGAATAGAAACACCTTTAGATAATAGATAACTACAGTGTGTGTGACGCAGCGCATGAGTAGTTATCTTTTTTATATCTAATTCTTCGCATAACTCTCCAAGTCTTGCATTCACTCTTTTCACTCTTGGCAGTATTCCTCTATCTTTAAAAATATAACCGTCCATACTGATAGCCCATGTAGCAATCACTTTTCTGATATGCTGCATATCTTCTTTTGCTACGTCCACATAGCGAGGGGAAGAATCTGTTTTCTGTTCATCAATATAAAGGTCTTTACCGATATAACTCGATTTCATATTGATTGCACCACTTACACGACAACCAGTGCAGATCATGATAAATAAAATCAAATCTATTCTTTTATTACTTTGCATCAGTTTATTTTTTAACCGTTTATATTCTTCTATACTGATGAACTTGTCTGTTTCTTTTTTAGGTTTATGACCTGCTTTGAATGTAATTCTATACACAGGGTTACGCTTGATTAACCCATCATATACAGCATCATCTAATGAGGTTTTAAGTAATGATCGCATTTTTCTGCCCGTCACTTGACTGCGTGTTTCTGTATATGCAGTAAGGAAATTTTGAACATCAAGACGTGTCAATTTTGCTATCGGTATATCTGCTATTTTGAATGATTTTAATATTTTTAAATTACTTTTATAACCTCCGTACGTTGATTTTGATACTGAGTTACGTTTATAGGTAATAACCCACTGTGTTAAGTATTGGTGTAGTGTTAAAGTATTATCTGGGGAATAGCCTTGTTGTAATTCATTCAACTTTTCTATACCTGCGTATTCAGCTTCTTTTTTAGTACGGAATCCTTTTTTACGGTAGCGTTTGTTATTATATTTGAATTCATATTGCCATTTGCCTTTTTCGTATTGTCTCATTCGCATATTGCATTCCTCCTCAAAAAAGGTAAAAAAATAATAAGGGTACGGTGGTGTACCCCTTTAAAGCACTATTTTGGTGATAAAAATTCTTTGAATCTAATATTAATATTTTCAAAACCGTTGTAAGTTGGATAACTTAATTTAAAAATTGAATCAATGAAATCATTATCTATTTGTTTTAGTTCTTCTAGAATGTTATCTGTTGCATCTTCAACTTGTTTTTCTTTATTCAAAACGTGTATTACTATAGGGAGCCATTCGCAAATCCTTTTGAAAGCTAATGAATCACCTGTGGCTAATTCATAAAATTTATCAATAGAAATTCTGCGTATTTTGTTATGATTGTAATTCTTACCGTCGACTTTACACTTCCAATTTATGTTTTGACTTTTTTTAGCGATGATTTCTACTAGATAACATGTCGCATTAGAGTCTTCTAAAAGCTTTTGTTGTAATTTCATATAGGTTTTTTGACTACTAGCAGAGTTCATTGTATTGTGCTTGTTTTTCATTTCTGCAAATAAACTTCTTTCGTGATTTTCTATATCAAACCCAGACTTCGGAACAAACCAACCATCTATATAATTGAATAAATTTTGATGAAAGTATCCTATATCATTATTAATACTTTTATCTACTTGTCTATATATTTCGGCATCTATTAACTCGTTGCTATTAAATCCGTTTGTAAAAGAATCAAAAATCATTTTTGTTGGGTCGATTATACTCTTATTGAATTGAGATAAATTTTCAATGTTTTGTTTTCTATACATATTATTTAAGGTTTCATCAACGTGTTTGAAATAATCATCGCAAGAAATAAAATCAACATCCCATGACTTCTGTATTTCTTCTCGAAGCATTGTTAACATCTCCTTTACTTAAATATTCATTGACACTTATACCGACATGATACGCTAAATTAACAGGTACAGCATTTCCAATTTGCTTGTATATGTTATTTGTTGAACCTACAAAAGTAAAAGAGTCTGGAAAAGATTGTATTCTTGCATATTCTCTAGTTGTAAATGGACGAGTTTCATCTGGATGACATCTTTCAGTTTGTTTTTGCTGTGGAGAAGTAGTAAGTGTTAAAGACGGTTCATCCCAGCTCATTCTTCTAGCCATACCAGTTTTGCCTCCACCTAAATAATAACTTTTTCCCATGTATTCTTTTGCAATGTCATCTGGCAAATCTCTCCAATATCCACCTGGTGGAACTAAATCAAGCACTTTTCTTTTTGACTCTGGATATACGCTACCTGGGCTATCAGGTACATTTTTAAGCACATCTTTCAGAGTTAAAAATTTATCTATTTTTTTAGGGAAGTTATATTCGCCATTATTGTTATAGACATCCTTTCTTACACCCACAATAAAAATGCGTTCTCTTTTTTGGGCAACTTCGTAATCTACTGCTTTCAATAATTTCCAATCAACATGATAATCTAATTTTTTAAATATATTTAAAATTGTTTTTAAAGTATTACCATTGTCGTGATTTATTAGCCCTCTCACATTTTCAAATACAAACACCTTAGGACGAAAATATTTGACAAATCGAGCATAATCATAAAAAAGAGTGCCTCTCGCATCTTCAATTCCTTTTCTTAAACCAGCATAACTAAAGCTTTGACAAGGCGCACCACCAGAAATTAGATCGATTTCTTCAGTTATATTTAAATCTTCTGGATTTACTTTAGTAATATCAGACTCCCATACCAAATCCGAGTTGAAGTTCTCTCTTAAAGTAGCAGATGCATACTTATCGACTTCAATTAAAGCTTTGTGTTGGAAGCCGGCTCTTTCAAGTCCTAATGCTAAACCTCCAGCACCAGCAAATAGTTCTATTGAATTCATTATTTTCCACCTCGCATTCTTTATATTATATCGAATATTAAACAGATTTTATATCATTGCGATACTAAGACGCTAATTAACTTTGTACAACCTAAACAACCATCGTTTTTTCCGTTTTTTTGCTTCCCTTATTCTTTGCCTATATATTTAAAAACTTGCAACGGATCAAATCGAATGAGATAACCATTGTGATAGGTTGATAAACCGAATTTGTTTTTGTAATGCTGTAACACTGTATGTACGTATTCTTCGCTCAATTGAACATATTCAGCAAGTTCATGTAAGCTACTTATTCCGTATTTATATGCGTCTATAATCTTGTTTAAAGATATAGAATTTTCATAACCATGTCTTCGTGCGTAATTTTCGAATTTACGGTTATTGAAAGTTGATTGATCAAGTATGTTTCCGTATGTAAGTTTATGGTGAGCTAATTCTTCATAGAGAACTTCAGCTTTGCGTGTTTCGGAAAGACTGCTTTTAATATAGATTTTTCCATTTCTGTAAAACCCTGGTTGGAAACTAGGTAAACGATCGGTCTCCTCAATTTCAACCCAATCATTAGCGATACATAAATCTTCGTAAACTCCCATTAAAAACACCCTTTACTTATCTCTATTCTTAACCCATTCAATAAACTTATTAACTTCTTCGATTTCCTCTTCTGTTAGACCTTCTTTGTCAAAATGAGCAGCCATAGTGTCTTGTTCTTGCTCTTTTTGTTCACTTTCTTTAAAACCAAGTAAATATTCTGTACTAATATGAAGTGCTTTTGCAAAATCTTCCGCACGGTTCAATGGAAATTCTCTAGTTAAGTTTAAATAACGCGATACAGCTGATTTAGCCATTCCTACACGACGAGCTAATTCACTAAGCGACATATTTTGTTCTTTTAATGTTGTTTTAATTATTGTGATTATTTCATCATTTGTTCTCATTTTTTAGTATCTCCTGAATAATTAATTTGTTCTTATTAGTGAACAATTAGATTATAACACCGTTCCCAAATGAATACAATACTTATTGAAGAAAAAACTTTTTGAACTTTTTTGCCGATAAAGTGTTGACGAACGAGAACGTAGGTGTTAAGGTTTAGTTAGTTCTCAAACGAGAACGATTGGAGGTGACATCATGATTCTGAATCTTAAAAGACTAAGAGCTGAAAGAATCGCTTGTGGTATAACACAAGATGAAATGGCTCATAAAATGGGATGGAAAACAAGAACCCCCTACGCTAAGAGAGAAAACGGAATAGTGGATATTGGAGCGAATGAATTTATTAGAATGGCAAAAATACTTGGGTATGAAACAAACAACCTAGATATTTTTTTTACACAAGATGTTCCCGATAAAGAACGACAAACAACTTAATAGGAGGAAATCACATGCAAGCATTACAAGTAGTACAAATTGAAAAAACTCGGAATTAGGAGCAGTCGTTTCTAGTCGAGTAGTAGCAAATGAATTAAAGAGAAGACATGATCATGTGAAAAGGGATTTAGAGAATATTTTAAAATCTCAGTCCCCAAATCTGGGGAGTGAGATTATCTCGAACACATACAAAAGTGAGAGAGGGCGTAAATACAACGAATATCTTTTAACTAAAGACGGTTTCATTTTATACATGTTCAACATTCAAGGTTACAACGATTTTAAAATGGCGTACATTAATAAGTTTAATGAAATGGAACGACAAATCGCACAACCTATCGCAAGTTATATGATAGATGATCCAGTTAAGCGTGCTGAATTGTGGATTGAGGAGCAGAAAGAGAAACAACAGTTACAACTTGAAAATAATATGCAGAAGCAAAAGATTGCTGAATATGAACCTAAAGCATCTTACTTAGACACGATTTTAAACAACAAAAGTTTAGTGACAGTAGGTCAGATTGCAAAGGACTATGGTATGTCAGCTCAAGCACTCAACAAGTTGCTGCATGAATTGAAAGTTCAATACAAGCAATCAGGACAATGGTTACTTTATTCAAACTTACACGACAAAGGCTATACACATTCATCAACTACAGAAATTGAACATAAAGACGGTAGCACATCAGTACGTATGAATACTAAATGGACGCAAAAGGGCAGACTGTTTATTTACGACTTGCTTAAAGACAACAACATCCTACCCACAATCGAGCGGAATTAAAGGAGGTGAAACAAATGCAAGTGGAAAAATTAGATGGAATTTTAAAGATAATAGACGGCATGCCTAAATACGAGTGGGACCGAATTGTTCAAGAAGTTAACAAAGCATACAGCCATAAGACCGTCAAGGTAGAGCTTGACAGTCATAGCTGTAAAACAATTAGAAAATCACTTAGTTAAAACTTGAATGAAACTAGGGTGGATTCGGTAATTTACGTTATCAATTTGAATGTTGATGTAATTGAAATTGAATAAGTCGTTGATTTGTTCTTTATACCAAAGATTTGCATCAGTATATGCGTTATCAATTACAACTTTATCTGAATCAGATAAATTTACCCATTCACCAAGTAAACAAGCGTAAATACTTTGCATAATATCACCTCCCTATAAGGAGTATACACAAATGACTGAACAAAACAAAAAACCTCAAACTACTCATGGCAGTGAGCAGAATGAGGCGTTCACTAAAGATGGAATTCAAGCAGACAAACTAAAACCTGGTCTCTACTTCAAACATAAAGAAGACGGAACTACTTCTATTTATGGTGTGGGCGGAGACGGTGTATCGCACGATTTACTGAATTCTAGTAATAAAGACTGAAATTATCGTTGTTTCGAATATGGATAATAAGTTGATAAAAAAATAATCAAACACACTATAGCAACGATTAATGAGTTTTGAATATGCAGGTCATTATCGTTTATATAGTTGGTTGCAAAATTTTCAACAGTAGCTCCTGCTCCAACGCTACTCGACCATCGTATTAATGTTTTGAAAGGATGAGGATAATCATTTTTGAAAGTATCGATAAATTTTTTATATCTATTATCAGCGTTTTGATTATTTACTGGATAGGTCGAATTGATGGTTTCAGCCAAAGTAGAGATAGCAGTTGGATTGATATAAAGATCTCTAACAGTTTGTTGCGCTTGAAATATTACATCGTCGTTAAACCTATACGATTCTTTGAAAGACTTTATCGCTTCTTCAGAAAATAAGTTCCTTTCGAAGTTAAAAGAATTAATTGTTTGATAAGAAGTAACTTCAGGCAACACTTGTCTGGTTAAAGCAATTAACTCATTGGTATTCAAACCGATAATATTCACACAACCGGCCTTCAATAAACATGACTTTATTGAAGAATCCAAAACTGAAGATAAAGATGTAGCTCGAATTATTGAATGCATTGTTTCATCAGGAATCGAAATCAAAGCACTTATCTTTCTCATTAAATCATTATGAGAGTTTATTGCAGCGTCAATTGCAGGATTTTCCAATTTTTTCACCTCCTTCAATTAGGAGATACCAACATTATACACGAAGAAGAAAACGAAATGAGCAAACTCAGTTATTACGATTAAGGAGGCACCACTTATGACACAAACACTCAGTGTACAAATCAATATTCCAGAAGAATATGTATTGATTGAAAAAGATATTCACTCACAGTTGTTGATGAACCAGCAAAAAGCAACATGGTCTAAAAAAGAATTTATTGATCATTCGCCATTTAAATCTAACAACAGTGTGGATGACAAGATTCTATTCAATCCTAAGTTCAGAAAGATTTTAGAAAGTGAAGGCATTGCGAGTTATCCGAAAGGAAATAAACGCAACTGGTCGTTTGACGGTCCGAAAGCATATGAGTTTCTTAGGAAATATAGAGATGAATTTTAAGGAGATGAAGCAATGAAATCATTCTGGATCGCATACGCATTCTGCTTTGCAAGTACATCCGTCCTGACATTTATCACACAAGATTTTATCATATCGGCAGCATGGTCATTGCTTTTGTCATTAGGAGTCTATCTCTTTTTCGATGTCTGGTACTTCGAAGAAGATGAAACAGAGGAAGCAGTCGATGACGGCGAAGAGTATATTACGTTATTTACGATTAAGTATTAAAAAAGACTGCTAGCAAAGGCAATTGCTAACAGTCAAAGTCAAAAGAGTAGGAAAATTATCCACTTCAAGCTTACAAAAATTATTGGAGGTAGTCAATCATGACTAAAGAATATATCACAATTAGTTTAGAAACATACGATGGATTAATTAGAAGTGACGAACGCAAAGCAATTCAAATCGAAGATTTATTAGAAACTTGTCATAATCAAAGAATTGAAATAGAGGACTTAGAAGCGACAATCGAAGAATTAGAACGTAAATTAGCTGCTTACGAGCAGCTGGAGGAAATAGACGTGGAAGGGCCAATCAATTTTTAAAGGAGGTTATAAAATGAATTTATTCAATCTTAATCAAGATTACAAAGAATTGTTGGATCAGATGGATGAAGGTATCGACCCAGAAGTTTTGAAAGATACACTGGAATCTATCGAAGCGAGCATTGATGTCAAAGTCGATAACACAATAGGACTTTACAGAAGTGTAGAGGGCGATATCGATACTGTGGACAAAGAAATCAAGCGTCTGCAGACAGTGAAGAAACAGAAGCAGACTTTCATCCACACGCTTAAAACATTGCTGCAGGATATGCTTGAATATCGCCAATTGCAGAATTACAGAACATCTACAAACTATATTTATAAACGTAGAAATGCACCGAGTGTCCACATCACAAATGAAAAACTGATTGATAAATCATACTTTGTTGAACAAGCACCAAAACTGGATAAAAAAGCACTCAAAGAAGATATTCAAAACGGTGCAGATGTGCATGGTGCAGAATTACGTGAGAGTGAAAGCCTGGTGATTAAATAATGACATTCAATATCACAAGTGCTAAAGATATTCAGACAGACAAAGCAACTTATCTCATTTATGCAAAACCAGGTACAGGAAAAACGCACACATTGAATTTTTTACCAGGCAGAACGTTATATATAAATGTGGACAAATCAGAACGACCGTTAAAAGGTAATGAAAACATTGATATTTTAAATTTCAACACCCATGACGCGTGGGAACAATGGTCAGAATTGATGAAGTGGATGTCAGATAACAGAGAAACAATTGAACAATATGACACTATCGCAATCGACAACATTTCAGAATTAGGCCGATCAATGCTTGCAGACTTAGGCCGAAAAGGCAAAAACCATAGAGTGCCTGAAATGTCACATTACCAACGCACCGACTTTTTTACAATCGACAGTTTCAGGTTCATGCAGAATTTCAACAAACGTCTTGTGTTTTTAGCTTGGGAAGTCAACTTTGATTTTTATAATGCAAGCGGGCAGCAGGTCACACAGGCAGTGCCAGACATCAGAAAGACAATCAGAGATAATATTGCAGGGCTTTGTCAAGTTGTCGGACGATTAGTATTCAATGAAAGCACAGGGAAAAGAGGTTTCATTCTTTCACCCACGAACAGTGTGTTCGCTAAAAATCAATTAGACAACAGAGAGCATTGTCTGCAAGAGGATTTATTCAAAGTGGGTGGTGACAATGGCTAGCTTCCAACTTTACGATTACCAACTGGAACTGGTCGATAAAGCGCGCAAATTATTCAATGAAACAGATGGTGTGCTAATACAGTCGCCGCCCGGTTCAGGTAAATCAGTCATGATTGCAGAAATTGTTAAGAATGCAGCACAAAGAAAGAACAGGGTCCTATTCATTGTACACAGACGAGAATTGATATTTCAGATTACAAACACTTTGAATAAACATGGTGTGGATCTATCGCAAGTCGATATCTATTCGGAAAAGCGTGCTAAGAACAATCTTCACGCAATACAGTCACCTGCCATTATTTTGACAGATGAAACACACCATTCGAGAGCGCAGACGTACAAAGACATTTATAACCATTTTGACAAAGCATTGCGGTTAGGTTTTACAGCAACGCCATGGAGGGCGTCAGGCGACGGTTTTACCGATATCTATCCTCACATGGTGGAAGGTCCATCAGTACGTTGGTTAATCAACAATCAGAAACTAGCGCCTTATAAATACAAAAGTGTTGTGCTAGCAGATACCGATAAATTAAAGAAAAATTCGCAAGGTGATTATACTAAAAAATCAATGGATGAGGCTATACCTAAAGCGATTTACGGGGATATCGTCGGCAATTATCAAAAGTTTGCTGATGGTCAAAAAACTATTCTTTACGCCCACAGTGTTGAAGCAAGCAAAGCAATTGCATATCAATTTGAACATCAAGGTATAAATGCGGTTCATGCAGACGCAAATACACCTGCAGCCAAAAGAGAACAGATTATGAATGATTTCAGAGACGGTCATATCAAAGTGCTATGCAACGTGGACCTTATAAGCGAAGGTTTCGATGTACCGGATTGTACATGCGTCATTCTTGCAAGACCGACAGATTCATTAGTGTTATACATGCATCAAGCTATGCGGTCAATGCGTTATCAACCAAACAAAGTAGCAACAATCATTGATCATGTCGGAAATTATGCAAGACACAATTTGCCAGATTATCCGCATAACTGGAACAAATACTTCAAAGGCCATAAGAAAAAGAAACGTAAAGACGAGGATGCACCGAGTTTAACCACATGCGATGAATGCTTTACAGTGTATGAATCCGAAAATACTGCTTGTCCTGCCTGCGGACATGTCAATGAAACAGAAGTCAAAGAAAGTGAAATGGAACATGTCGAAGCAGAATTGACTGAAATCGACCCGTTCGAAATTGATTACACATTAGTTAAATACAGCAAAAGCAACATAGATAAATCAGAACTTAAAACTTTGGAAGATTACTATTTGTATGCAAAAGCAAATGGTTACAAAGAAAGCTGGATTAAGTTTAATTATCCATATTATCAAAATGCACCGTTTCCAGTTTTATATTCAGATTTAAAACCAATCAAACAAAAATACAATTATTAAAGGAGTTTTATATTATGTCATTATTTACAACTGATTATTCAAATATCGAGGAAAGCAATTACGGACCATTACCAGAAGGCGAATACGAAGTAGTTATCAAAAATGCAACAGAAAAAGCAACACCTAACGGCAAAGAGTCAACACAATTAACTTTAGTGGTCCGCAACGACTTGGAAAAAGCACCTGATCTAGCAGAAACAAATGCAAAATATCCGAACCGCTATATCTTTGTAGATGAATGGAAACGTCATATTGACGGTGCTTACAAATACAAAATGGAAAACTTTATGCACTATCTAAACGGTGTCGGTGTACCAGAAGGAACTGAAATCAAAGACTTCGAACATTTGTTAAGTCTCTTCCGCGGAAAGCCTGTCAGAGTTTATGTAAAACAAGAAGAAAACGAGTACAAAGGTGAAACCAAAACAATCAATCGTGTAGCACCGTGGGGCTTTAAACGTACAAAATTCGAACAAGTCAACCACCAATGGAAAGATGATGACGATAAACCGAACAATAATAATCCATTTAACGGTTCTAATGATATTGATGACGATGATTTACCATTTTAATTAAAGGATGATTTAAATGTATGACAACATACCAAGCGAATTAAAACAGCTGAAAAACTGGTGCGTTTGGAAGTATCAAGAACGCAACGGTAAAAAAACTAAGATACCTTTTAATGCAGCGACTGGCGAATTCGCTAAGTCCAACGATTCATCCACATGGAGTGATTATCAAACAGCAGTTAATTGCAAAGGTGCAGACGGTGTGGGGTTCTTCTTCGAACCTCCATACGTCGGCATTGATTTAGACAACATCGAAGATGATCTTCACTTGTATAAGAACGGAGAGCGTTTAGACAATATCGTGGCAGAATTCACTGATGCATTCAAAAGCTATACCGAAGTCAGTCCATCAGGCAACGGATTGCATATTATTATCAAAGGTAAAATACCTGGCAACCGCAAACGTAAAGGTAATATCGAAATGTACGACAGCGGACGTTTTTTCACAATGACAGGAAATAAAATCAGCAAATACTCAGAAATCAACAATGTTAACCCGCAAGTTTTTAAAGAAATATATAACAAATATTTACCAGATAATACAATTCCGATTCCTACAAGAAACACAGTACAAACGATTCATAATTTATCAGAAATGGATATTCTCAATGAAATTTACAAGTCGAAACAAGCGAGACTGTTCGACGACTTGATGAAAGGCCACTGGGATAGACATTACACGTCGCAATCAGAAGCAGACATTGCAATGGCAAACATTTTAGCGTTCTGGTGTGCAAAAGATTACTCTCAGATGGACAGTATTTTCAGACAATCAGGGCTTTATCGCGATAAGTGGGATGAAAAACGCAAAAATTCGACTTATGGCGAACAAACATTATTCAAAGCAATTAATGAAACAAGTAATATCTACACGCCTAAACAAGAAAAAGAACCTTTGAAATATGCACTTGATCATATTTTTGAAGAATCTAAAGACAAAATGAAAGAATATCCGCCAAGAAGTTGGGACGACACAGGCAATGCAGACAGATTTATAGACAGATACGGAAACCTCTACCGTTTCAGTTATATCAACAATAAATTTTATATTTATGACGGCACGAAGTGGACACTGGATGACAGAGGGTTAATCAGAAAACTAATTGATGAAATGATTGAAAGCATGAAACGTGAAAAAATTATTGTTTCAGAAGATACCGAAGAAGAAGATGCGCAGAAAGAGTTTCAAAAATTCTTGAAGAAAACCAGAGGAACACAAGCAAAGAAAAATATTACAAACGAATTAATGCACAGAAAGCCGATTACACCAGACCAATTTGATGTAGATGACATGCTGCTTAATGTTGCTAACGGTTATGTTGATTTAACAAGCCGAGAGTTGCATCCACATGATAGAGGCAAGATGTTCAGTCAGATTGCTAATACAGACTATTCAGAGAAGATGCAGCCTTCTGTATGGCTAGATTTTTTAAATGACATTTTTGACGGCAATGAAGAAGTTATCCGCTACATTCAAAAAGCACTCGGTTATTCACTCACGGGCAGTACGAGAGAGCAGGTAATGTTTATCTTGCATGGTAAAGGACGTAACGGTAAAAGTATTTTTGTTGAAACTATTGCGGAAATATTAGGCGATTATTCAAACAACATGCAGGCCAAATCACTAATGGTCCAAAAGAACGACAACGTCAATACAGATATTGCCCGTTTAAGCAAAGCACGATTTGTCACATCATCCGAGCCGAATGAAGGGTTCCGATTTGATGAAGGCTTAATCAAGCAGCTTACAGGCGGCGATAAAGTTACAGCACGTTTCTTATATGCAGAAGAGTTCGAGTATCAACCTAAATTCAAAATTTGGGTGTCTACCAACCACAAACCGATAATCAGAGGTACTGATGACGGGATCTGGCGAAGATTGATACTGATTCCTTTTGAAGTACAAATTCCAGAAGAGAAGGTGGATAAGGATTTAAAGTACAAACTTTTACGAGAATCTCCTGCAATCCTCAACTGGATGACAGAAGGTGCATACATGTGGATGCAGGAAGGTTTAAAAATGCCGGATAAATTAAAAGAAGCAAGCCAAGCCTATCGTACTGAAATGGATGTCGTCGAACAGTTTATCGAAGAAAAGTGCAAAAGAACAGAAAATGTTAGAGAAACAGGCAAAGCGCTTTATGAAGAATATAAGAAATGGGCAGATGAAAATAACGAGTACAAAATGGATAAAAATAAATTTGGTAAGAAGCTAAAAGAAAAATTTCAGAGCAAAAAAATGAATAATGGCATTAATTATCTAGGTATCGAACTCGTAGAAAAATACCCAGGTTTACGTGGTTTAAATTAAAAAAGTGAACACTAAAGTGAATACCCATTTTTACACTTTAGGGCTTAAAAACCTTATTATATCAATGTTTTTGTTACTTATTTTTTAAAAGTGAATACCTATGAATATAAAAGTCCTATACAAAAATATAAAGAACTATATATATGTATCTTTATATAGAGAACTTTTTTGGGGCAAGGTATTCACTTTTTATTCAAAACCTTACAGCAGTAAGGGTTTGAAGGTGTTTTAGGTATTCACTTTAGTATGCACTATTTAGGAGTGTTCAAGTGTCAGAACAAAAAATACAAAACGAAATTATTTTAGCTGCTAATCAACGCGGCCATAGATTGTGGAGAAGCAATGCAGGAAGAATTGTTACAAAAGACAATCGAATTGTGCAGCTTATGCCTAAAGGCTTTCCAGATACAGTTGGATTCAGAAAAGCAGACGGAAAATTTATTGCAATCGAAGTTAAAACAGAGACTGGAAGATTACGACCCGAGCAGATCAAGTTTCAAAAGTTTGCAGAAACAATGCCGATACTTTACGGAGTAGCACGCAGTGTGGACGAAGCAATCGAAATTATAGAAGGTGATTAATTGAATATCAACAATGACGACGTAGAAATGCAATTCAAATGCACAGTGACATTTACAGCTAAAGTCAAAGATACATTTCACAAACATGAAAATACACAAGCTATGGAAGATAGTTTGATCAATAAAATTTATGAAGAACCAGAGGCCTACATGGATGATTTAGAACTTACAGATGTAGAGCGGTTATTGTAGGAGGTTAAAGTAATGGGAAAATTTATTTATAAAGGTGAAACGATTGAGATTGGAACTCAAAAAATCTTATATGCATCTCAAAATTTAAAAGTATCTTCTAAAGATTTGCAAGAAAGATTTGATAAGGGTTGGGATATAGAAGATGCGCTTAAATACAATTTCAATCATGTGATGTACAAAGGTAAAATATGCCGAAAGATTAAACATAAAGGTCTCGTTTTTACATCGTAGCCGAAGATTTGAAAAGGTCTAAAGTTCCGCCGCAAGCGATTATTAAATATTTAAATGACGGACACATTATGGACGATATTTTACCGCTGGAAACAGAGTTTTATATTGTAGAACGTGAAAAAGATGCTTTGCGAAATTTGGTTTATAAGGGCCGTTTACGCAAAGAACGTCAAAAAGAACAAGCAGAAGCACGCAAAAGAGCAGAGCGTCCTTGGTTATACGACGGTACACCTCAAGTCCATTTGCGTGGCAAATACACACAATACCTTATGGACACATCTATCTATCCAAAGGCGGTGCGTTAAATGAATGAGATTAGAGATTTAAAAAGAGATGATCGTATTATCTTATGGCAGTATCGCGGATTGAATGTGCAAGACGGACACGCAGGTGTCGTTATCAGAGAAGTTGATAGACTTGGCAAACAATCTGTAATGGTTCAGTTAGACGGTATCGATGACCCGTTCGAACTTACTGATGAGGATTACTTCGACAAACTGCCAATATCTTTTAAGAAAGCTGAACATTTTGAAGATTGCAAAAATAATTCAGTACATCAACCTAATCATTACCAGTTCGGTCAATTTACAACAGCAATGATTATTGAGTTAGTAGGAAGGACTTATAAATCAGCTCCTGTCTTTTATCACGTAGGTAATGCCTTAAAATATTTGATGCGTGCGCCTAGAAAGAATGGATTGGAAGATATTAAAAAAGCAAAACAAAGTATTGAATTTGCGATTGAGTGTTGGGGTAAGTAGATGCGTGATTTATCAAACACAATTAAACAGCGTTTCAAATCAGACACACGAGAACGCAGTTTAACGCTACTAGAGCGAGAGTTACAGAGCAGAGGTGTAAAGGGGTTTGTGATTGAGGCAAGCCCCACACGCATTACTGCAATCGTTGCTAGAGAGGATTATTTGAATAATAGGAGGAGTTGGAATGAAATACAAATACATGAAAAAACAAGTAGAAGGCGCTAAAGCATTGGCGGAAAAATACCCACACATGCAAACACATCAAGATATTTATCGAGAACATGTAGAGGTGCTGGAAAAGGCAAAGGCGTTTGATCGCATTAAAGAAATGGTTGACGACCAACAAGCAGAAGGCGAACCAGATAGCGAAGTGTTGAGCGAAATAAAATATGAAATATCGAAAGTGGAGGACAAAAAATAATGACTAAACTACAAATTAAACTATTATCTGAAAACGCAACAATGCCGACACGTGCTAATGCTACTGACTCCGGTTTAGACCTATATGTGTCTGAAACAACAGTGATAGAACCTCACACAACAGTAGCAGTTAAAACAGATGTTGCAATTAACTTACCTTATGGTTATGAAGCACAAGTCAGACCACGTTCTGGTAAATCGCTTAAAACTAAATTACGTGTAGCGTTGGGTACGATAGATCAAACCTACCACAAAGAGATAGGAATTATCACAGATAATATCAGTGGTGAACCTATAACTGTTAAACAAGGTGAACGTTTAGCGCAGTTAGTCATTGTACCTGTTTCTTATATGCAGCCGGTAGAAGTAGAAGAGTTTGAAAATGAAAGTAACAGAGGCGCATACGGTAGCACAGGAGAATAAATGTTAACCGCCTCGAATTCGATACGTATAAAAAACTAAACCTGTGAGATTCGACGGGTTTAAAAATCAGCTTGGCGGTTCGTCCGCCTTGCTTTTAGGAGGTAAACATGAACGCTAAACAAGTTTTAATAGACGTCTGGAGTCAAGTAGAACAAGATGATGAGGTTGTCGTTATTCTCAATAGAGATATGGACGATGGTACGACTGAACAATATGTTATACGGTCTGAAATGGACTTTATCAGGGCGCTAGGTATATTGGAAAGTGCTAAGCAAGTAATGCAGGAACAGGAGTGATACTAATGATTAAAACTATATTTAAAATTATCTTAACGCTTACACTATACGAAGCAACTAAACACATCACTGAACAGCTCATCATTCACGCAACACAGAATGATGATGTGGAAGCACCTGCAGACTTCGATATAAACGATCATGACATTAAAGCAGAGGTGAGTAACTGATGTGGATAGCACTAACCATTCTCTTCGCTCTCCTCTCACTTGTACTTTATATGGCGAATCGAGAGTTGGATAAAGAGTTGGAGTTGAAAAACATTATTATTGGTAACTTAAGGGAGGGAAAACGCATTGACAAAAATTGAACCTGCGACTTTTAGATACATTGAAAGTGAGATTTACAATCTTGAATCAACTAAAAAAGATATTAAGAAGTTAAGGCTTGAAATACTCAATCCTACAAAACAGGTTGATGATAATATCGTATATGGACCATTGCAGAAAGGGGAACCTACACGTGCGACAGAAGTCATGGCTACAAGACTTATGACAAATAAGATGTTACGCAATCAAGAGGAAATGGTTCAAGCGATTGAAAGCACTTATAGCAAATTACCGGAGGAATATAAACAAGTGATACGCTTGAAATACTGGAACCCTAACAAAAACATGAAAATGGAACATATCGCTGAAGAGTGTTTTATGCACCGTAATACGGCAGGTAAAATACGTAAAAACTTTGTGAGAGCAGTAGCTCTAGAAGTTGGAATGAAATAGCGATGTGCATCCGGTGTGCATAGAGGGTATTATTTGATGATATTATGATAGTGTAGAGAAAATCTACAAAGCCATGACAAACGACTCAACAACCTCCCTAAATAATTTTATGCATCCGATAGCCAAATCGGGTGTCTTTTTTGTTGTATAATATGCATATAACAAATTTGGAGGATGAAAGAATGGGTAAGGTAATATCTCGTTTATTAGACGCATTTAGTAGCAACTTAGCAGATGGAGCTAAAGAAGAATTGAAAACAGAAACTCTTGGTGTAGGGGGTGAAATCATGGCGAACACAGCACTGGATGCTTTTGCAAGTTTACTTCCTATAATGGGGGGGACTATTAGTGGACACATTAAAAACAAAGCCATAAAAAATCAAAGTATATATATAAAAGAGTTGTCTAAACGAGTGGATATACTTGAAAAGGCCAATGATACTGATAATCAAGAGTATAATGAAAAAATAGACGATTTATATATATTAGGATCTGAAACTTCTGCTAGGACAAAGCAGGAGGAAAAAATCAAATATATATCTAATGGAGTTTTAAACACGATAAAGCATAACTTTTCATATGATATTTCAATATTATACTTCTCTATATTGGATAGAATGACGATTTTAGAGATAGAGATATTAAAACAATATAGTATCCCCTATAATGAAAGAAAGGAAATGTGGGGAAGAAAGATAATAGACGATTTCAATATAACTGATGCAGGTTACAAAGCGGCAAAAAATAATTTGTTGAGAAATGGATTGCTTCAAAATAAAACAGAAAATTATTTGCAACATGATATTGATGAAATTATGGAATCTATGGAGAAAGCTCAAAAAGATATAATTAGTATTGCTGATTACCTTAAAAGCAGCAAGTCTAAAAAGAGATTAAGGGTAAGTTATAACAAAAAAACTAAAAACAAAACTAAAGACAGTGTTTCCATATCGGAATTAGGAAATGATTTTATAAAATACTTTATTAGTGAAGACGCATTATAGTGATGCGTCTTTTTATTTTAACAAGCGAATAGCGATAAGTAGGTGATAGTATAAGATGACTAATATGTTAAACGGTGTTAATTTTGAAGATTATCTGAAATTAACAAAAAAACAAAGAGAGTATATACGTATCAAAAACGAAACGGATTTAAGCGACAAGGAAATAGCGATTGAAATTAACACGCCGCAACCTTCTATTAGCAGATGGAAAACAAATGACAAATTTAAAGCAGGCTTAATGGCTTATCAAGCGCATCATTTAGAAAGTTCTGTACCGCAGGCGTTGCAAACAATGATTAGTTTATTAAATGCTAAAAGTGAATTAGTTAAGTTTCAAGCAGCAAAAGATATTTTAGATCGTACTGGATATAATCCAATTGACAAACAAGAAGTAGAACACACTGGATCGGTTCAATTTGTGGATGACATCTAATGCGAGTGAAGTTGAGTGAATTAATACCTGAACACTTTCATTCCTTATGGCATGCAGCAAAGGATAAAGGTAAGTTGAATATCGTTGCTAAGGGCGGACGTGGTTCGGGTAAATCATCTGACATTGCTATTATTATCGTACTGTTGATTATGCGTTATCCAGTGAACGCATTGATATTACGTAAGATAGACAATACATTAGCTTTGTCAGTGTTTGAACAGATTAAATGGGCAATCAACGTTATGGGTGTATCACACTTGTTTAAGATTAAGGTATCGCCTATGGAAATCACATATGTTCCTAGAGGTAATAAAATGGTATTCAGAGGGGCGCAAAACCCTGAACGTATTAAATCATTGAAAGACGCTCAATTCCCTTATGCGATAGCTTGGATAGAGGAATTAGCAGAATTTAAAACAGAAGATGAAGTGACGACCATTACTAACTCACTATTACGCGGTGAATTGGATAATGGTCTTTTTTATAAGTTTTTCTATACGTACAACCCACCTAAACGAAAGCAGTCGTGGGTTAATAAAAAATATGAATCTTCATTCCAACCTGATAATACGTTTGTTCATCATTCAACTTACTTGAATAACCCTTTCATAGCCAAAGAATTTATTGAAGAAGCAAAGGCGGCTAAACAACTTAATGAATTGCGTTACCGTTGGGAGTATTTAGGTGAAGCAATTGGTAGTGGTCTCGTACCGTTCAACAATCTACGTATTGAGAAGATATCTGATGAGTTATATAACAATTTCGATAACATAAGAAATGGTGCCGATTTTGGTTATGCGGCAGATCCTTTAGCATTTACAAGATGGCATTATGATAAAAAGAAACGTATTTTGTACGCTATGGATGAGATATATGGAGTACAAATGAGTAACAGAGAATTTGCTAAAGAATTATGGAAACGTGGATACCAATCGGATGAAATATATTGTGACTCAGCTGAACCCAAGTCAATTGATGAATTAAAAAAAGAACATGGGATTAAGCGTGTCAAAGGTGTGAAAAAAGGTCCTGACAGTGTTGAATATGGAGAACAATGGCTTAATGATTTAGACGCTATTGTTATTGACCCTAGTAGAACTCCTAATATAGCAAGAGAATTTGAAAACATAGATTACGAAACAGATAAAGACGGAAATATCAAACCTAGGTTAGAAGATAAAGATAACCATAGTATCGATAGCTGCAGATATGCACTTTCTAGGGACATGCGTCAGTCATCTATTAGTATTTTAAAACCTAAAGGGCGGTGATTAATATTTATTTACCTGATGAAAAGCCTTATGGCGAAAGAGTTATGGAAGAATTAGAAATGAAAAATAAGGTTTTTGAAGTGGAACAGTTAATGAAATTGATTAACAATCATAAAACAGAAATACCTATGATATTAACTGGTCAAAGATATTACGACAATGAGCCTGATATTATCTTTGCAGAACCTCCTCATAATTTTGATGGAATCATTGATAAAACTAAACCTGATTGGCGTATACCTACAGCTTATCATGCTAATATGGTAGACCAAAAAGTCGAATATATGGTGGGTGATCCACCGACTATTACACATCAAAACAATAAGTTGAATCAGTTAGTAAATGAACATCTTGATGACGATTTCAGCGATGATTTAATAGATATTTTAAAAAACACTTCCAATAAAGGCAATTCTTGGTTGCACATTTATATTGACGAAAACGGAGGATTTAACTTTGTCGAAATTCCTACGGAAGAAATCATACCAATATGGGCAGATAGAAAATGCAAAGAATTAGATGCTATTATCCGTCATTACATCTCAGATGATGTGTTAAAAGTCGAGTATTGGACGAAAGAAGATGTTACTTATTATGAAATGCATGGTGGAAGTCTTGTATTAGATTATTCATACGAAGAACCATATACAACACATTACGATAACGAATCGTGGGGACGCGTCCCTTTTGTAGAATTTAAAAACAACAGCGATAATGTCGGCGATATTTGGCGCTATAAAGCAATTATAGATGCGATTAATAAAAGGATTTCGGATTTACAAAATACTTTCGATGAATCAACTGATCTTATTCATATTTTAAAAGGATACGAAGGGGAAGACTTGAGGGAATTTATGGTAAATCTCAAGCATTATAAAGCTATTAATGTAGCACATGATGGCGATGTAGACACAATACGTGTAGATGTACCAGTTCAATCATCTTTAGAGTATTTGCAAAACATGAAAGAATATTTAATTCAATTCGGACGTGGCGTTGATTTTTCTCAAGATAAACTCGGTAACAGTCCAAGCGGTATTTCTATTAAGTTTTTGTATGGGAACTTAGATCTAAAAGTAAAACCTTTAGCTCGTAAAACACATGTTGCAATCCAAAATTTGATTTGGTTTATTTTGAAGTTTTATGATTTGAATGCGGATGAATATAAAACGTTCGATGTTTCTTTTAACTATAATAGATTGGTTAATGAATTAGAACAAACTGATATTGTCAGCAGGTCCCAAACTATGTTGAGTCAAAAGACACTTTTATCACATCATCCTTTTGTAACGGATGTGGAAAAAGAATTAGAACAAATGAACGCTGAAAGTGTTGTTTACACGCAAGATACTTCAGAAAAAGTAGATGATAACGATGAAGAATCAGAAGGAAATTGAAAGTAAGTTAGATAGATACATTGCTGAATCTGAGACAGTGATACAAGAGATATTTGCTAGGGTTTTGAAGATGATACTTGAATCGTTTACTTTATCCTATGTTAAGTACTCAAAAGAAGATGATCCACACATTACTTGGACAGAATTCAACAAATATAATCGCTACAATAAGATGTTAGATAAGATGGGAGATATGCTTGATGATGAGTTTAAGAAAATCAAACAAGAGATTAAAGAAACACAACAAGCTGTGTATTTAGACGGTTTCATGTCTCACATGTATTTGATTGAACAGACATCAGATATTCAAATGTCTTTTACTTTACCAGATGATAAAGTCATTCAAAAAGCATTGAATCAACCTGTGGAGAAGATTAATCTTGAAAAAACATTAGAGAAACACAGAAATAAAGTGCTTGAAAGAATCAGAGTTCATACTGCTACTGGATTGATGGGCGGCAACAGCTACAATGAAATTGCTGAAACTATTGAAAAGGATGTAGGTATGACAGAAAAGCAAGCACGTTTAGTAGCACGTACAGAAGGTGGGCGTTCTCAATCACAAGCGCAAGTAGACGCAGAAGATGTTGCTAAAGAAAACGGTGCTAGAATCAAAGGCTATTGGGATGCTACGTTAGATAGTCGTACAAGACCATCACATGCACATCATGACGGTGTAGAAGAAGATGAGAATGGCAACTTCACAGTAGGTTTATCCACTGGAAAAGCACCACGCTTACTCGTCGGTGTAGACAGTGCTAAACAAAACATCAATTGCAGATGTAAGAAGTTGTATACTGTGAATGGTATGAAACCTCAAATAAGAGCATCAAGAGACAAGAACAATAAAACAAAACAGATACCTTATGTTACATATATGGATTGGTACAAGGAACGTACAGGTAAAGAATATCCATATAAACCTAATGGTAAGAGGAAGAAGGTTAAATGATAATGGCAGACAAAACAGAACGCTATTTAAAAAGTATTGATAATACTTTGAAAAATATTGAAAAAGAACTTAAGAAACTGAACAAAAGTGATACATCTATTGTAAGTATCGATAGAAAAGGTATGCATGTAAAAAAGAATTAATTATTTAACCGACAGTCGTGAGATTGCCGGTTATTTTTATGCCCAAAAATGCTTAAGGCGTTAAAAGGTGCAAACTCGTGCTGGATAAGACCAGTGTTATCAAAAATGTGAGGAGTAATAAATATGAAAAGAGAATTTTTACGCGGTTTAGGTTTGGAAGAAGAAACAGTTCAAAAGATTATTGACGAACATCATGATTCTTTAAGAGATTATAAAAATAAAGAGGAATCGCTTAACGAGCAGCTAGATGCAGCTAATACTGAAATCTCAAACAGAGACCAACAAATTCAAGAACTGCAAGATAAAGTCGGTGATAATGAAGGACTAAAGAAAGAATTGGAAGAATACAAAAATTCTAATGCTGAATTTGAAACTAAGATGAAAGATTTAAAAATCAATAACGCTATTAAAACTGCTGTTGCAAAAGAAGCTAATGACCCAGACGACATTTTAGCTTTTATCGACAAGGCAGATTTAAAACTTGATGGCGATACAGTGGTTGGATTAGAAGAAAAAGTAAGTGCTTTAAAAGAATCAAAGCCCTATTTATTTGAACAACCAAGTGTTAAAAAAGGTAGAACTCCGTTAGCTAGTGATGGTAACAAAGGGTTCTCTAAAGAGGAAATTATGAAAATCAAAGATCCGACTACTAGACAAAAAGCAATTGAAGATAACATTCAATTATTTAACTAAAAGGAGAATGTAATATGGACAAAACAAACTTTTTAAAATTAAACTTACAGCACTTTGCTACACCTAGTTATCCAGAAACGGGATTACAAACTGTAGCTACATTAGACAACTTTAAAGCTAAATCAATCGATTTTACTTATAGATTTGAAGAGAATTTAAAGGACTTCCGCGAAGCTTTAGGGATTTCTCGTTTATTCCCTGTACAAAGCGGTATGCAAATCGAATTATTAGGTAAACCTGAAGTGACTTTGGCTGATGGCAATGTAGCTGAAGGTGATTTAATCCCACTTTCTAACGTAACGCCTAAAGTTGCTGAAACAAAAGAGATTAAACTATCAAAATATCGTAAATCAACGTCAGGTGAAGCGATTCAAAAATACGGTTTAAACTCTGCAATTGACATTACAGATGAGGCGCTTATTAAAGAAGTGCAAAAAAATATGAGAAAAGATTTATTCACTTTAGTTCAATCAGGAAGCGCTCAAACTAATTTAAATGCAAGTAATGGGTTGCAAGGTGCGTTAGCTTCAGCATGGGGTGCATTAAACACAATTTTTGAAGATGACACTATCCGTGTTGTTGTATTTGCGCATCCAATGGACGTAGCACAAGCAATTGCTGATAAAAAATTAACGTTAGAAACTTCATTCGGACTGAATTACTACACAGACGCAACAGGTGTTGTTGTATTTACATCAACTCAAGTTGAGCAAGGTAACATCTATGCAACTGCTGCAGAGAATTTGGTTATTGCTTACATTCCTGCAGGCAATTCAGATCTAGGCCAAGCGTTTGACTTAACTTCTGACTCAACAGGCTTGGTAGGTATGACGCACTTTGTACATCAAGAGACATTAACACACCAAACATTAGTGGTATCAGGTGTATTAATGTTCCCGGAACGTTTAGATGGTGTAGTTAAAGTGCCTTTAACAGCAGGAGCAGAAACAACTGAATCGACACCAACAGCCTAATAAAGAGGTGATATTGAATGGCAAAATTTAAGGTGATTAAAGACTGCAAGAATAAAGAAGATGGACAATTATTTAATGCTGAAACAGAGATTAATAAAACAGTTAAGTACATCGAAGATTTTGAAAAGCGACTAAAAAAAGCAGGGTATAAATCACCTTTTTTTGAACGTCTGAAAGATGAATGAGGTGTAAAACCATGGATGTACTAAAAGTTAAGTTAATAAATGAGTGGGATTTACAAGATACTTCTAAAGACGAAGAAATTGTTTTATTAATTCCTCATTATTTAAAAGTGGCTGAAGAATATTGCCATAGGTCGTTTGCATCATCGTTGCCTCATGGAGTAGAAGAATTTATTGCTCACAGTATCGCAACAAGATTGAATAAACACAGTAATCTAGCTGGTCGTTCGATGGGGACGGTCAGCTATACTTATAAAGATAGCGATGACCAACATTTATATGACAAGTTAAAACAATATAGAAAGGTAAATTGGGGTGGAAATTATGTTTATTGATGAGTTTCCACATCAAATCACTATAGAACGTGTAACAACTCTTAACGACACTTCAACTTATCCACCAAAACAAATACAAGATAAAATAACAACAAATGCTACCGCTTTTTTAGACACGCCTAGCACGTCGCAGAAAGCAGAGTTCAAAGCATTAGGTGTTGAATTATCAAGAATGCTTTATGTTCCGTATAACGTAGATATTAATCGCTCTGATGTCATTGTATTTGAAGGTGTTCGTTACAAGTTAAATGGTGATTTAGAGGACCAAGGTGGCCAACATGAAATAAACAGAGTGCCATTAGTGAGAGTGTAGAATATGGCTAATAGTATAAGTAGAGGACTTCAAAAGTACAAAGCCAAAGTATTAAGCGAGGCTAAACGTGGTGTAGCAGAGACGACAGCGTTATTACACAGTAACGCATCTAGTATGGCACCAGTTGATACAAGTGCATTGAAAAACTCAATTGATATGTTAATCAGTGGTTTTCATGGTCAAGTCAAAGTCGGTGCCAGTCATGCTGCATACGTCGAGTTCGGTACTGGTGTATATGCTACAAGAGGTTCACGTGCTAAAAAGATTCCATGGACTTATTTTAAAGACGGTCGATTCTATACTACTCGTGGTATGGTTGCTCAACCTTTCTGGTATCCGTCGTTAGATATCGCACGCCAATATTTTAATAGTTATTTTGATTAAGGGAGGTAAGACACATGCAAGCTATATACAGAACAGCTGAACAATCATTATTTAGAGCAGTGATGACGAACTTGTACAAGTCGTCATTATTCGAACAATTAGAACGGAACATTTTTGACCGTATGCAAACCGACATAGGTATAGATGATAATGGCAATAATGTACCTCAACTCACTTATGTAGTTGCAGGGGAAACGAACACACTGCCAACTTATCGCAGCAATAGTCATATAGAGAGAATTGCGATTACCTTCCACTTATTTCATAGAAATAACGATAATCAACATTTGGTTGTGGATGAAACACGCGGATTACTTTCTGACTTGTAATATTATGCACAACAAGCGCCGATAATGGATTATTACAGTTGCAAAGAAACAAGAATAGATACGCAACAAGTAATTACTGATGTTGACGGTCAAACGCAACATGGTATTTTACGAATTGCTTATACAGTAGATCATAAATTGAGATATAAAACTAAGGAGTGGATATAAATGGCAGTAGATAAATGGACCCTTATTGGTATTCCAGCAGATACACCGATCGAACAAGCAAAAGCGATTGACTTTGTTTTAGCAGGAACAAGTGAATTCTCTCATGAATTCGAAAATGAATTGAGAGAAAAAATCAGAGGTAATCGTAAAGATTGGTCTGCAGGTGTTGTAGAAGAAACAATCGAGGTTACATTCCCTTACGACAAAAACATTAAAGGTGACCGAGATTTTAAAGAAGCGTGTAAGTACGGTAAACAAATGCGTTTCTGGATTATTAATAATGATGTGGTTACGTATACAGATGAAGAAACGCAAGCAGAAACTGAAGGACATAACGCAACTTTTGCTTATGTAATCCCTGATGGACGCACATTAGAGGTTGATGATGAAGATGAGAATATCGAAGTATCATTAAAAGTTAAATTGAACTCTGCTGACGGTTATGAACCAAAATTACCGCCAGAAATTATTGACCCTTCTGTTGCATCTGCAATCGTTTACGAGTCTATCGGCGAAGCTACAGGCGATGCAGAGGACGCTGCTACGCAAAATATCTAATTTCATTGGGGGCATTAGCCCCCTTTTTTATTTATCTATTTTCTAATTAAAAGGAGTAATTAAATTATGACAAACACATTAAACATTAACGGTAAAGACTACACAGCTAAAGGTTCAATTGCATTTGTACGTGAAGCAAAACAATTCGCAGAAGCGACTGAAAAAGACGGCGTTAAAACTAAAGGTGATGGCGTTACAGGTATCTTCTTAGGACTTATCCAACAAGACCCTGAAAAGTTATCTCAATTCTGGTACTGTGCTGTATCTAACTTAACGAAAGAGAAACCATCATTAATCGAAGTAGAAACTGCTATCGAGAAATATGCAGAAGAAAATGGCGAGATTGATTCTCTGTTCAAAGGTGCATTAAACACATTAAGAAACGACGGTATGGTTAAGGGAAAGATCAACAACTTAATCGACACAATGTATCAGAACGGCAAAGGCAAAGAGAAAGAACTGGACACGTTCAATCAAATGTACAAAAACGTAACGGGCGAAAATCTGTTCAACAAAGCGGTATAGATTACGACTATATTGTCGAAACTTCAATTCGATGGTTGGGTTACATTCCTATTTATGAATTGGAACAACTCACAATCAAAGAGTGGGAGTTATATATCAAAGGTGCAAGACATAGACGTTTAGACACATTAGAAGATTTACGAACACACTCTATCATGCAAACACGTTTATCTGGCGGTAAAGACATCAAGAAAATATCTAAAAATCTCGAACACGAACGTCAGTTGATAGATAAGACTGAAACTTCTGTTGAACATGACAAAGCGCATGAAAAGTGGATTAAACGCAAAACAAGAGAAGTACAACGTCAAGCACTTCAACGCTGGTTAGACAGCAAAAAGAAATAGATAAATAAAGGAGGGATTGCGATTGGATGATATAGCACGCTTTATCGCAGAAATAGAAGCAGATATAAGCGACTTTGAACGTGATATTCACAAGGCTATGGCTATGGCAGAAAACTTGCCAGATGATGTGGAAGTCGAATTAAAAGCTACTATCAATGATTTGAAACAAAAGTTGATGCAAGCCGAAGCCTTAGCGAAACAATATGAAAGTAACGACGCAATAAAAGATTTAAAAGCAAATATAGCTGATTTGCAACAAAAACTCGCAATGGCTAATGCACAAGCTAACGCATTTGAGAGCGATACGATAGAAAAAAGAGTCGAACTTGAAACGGGTTTGTTCAAAGCGGAATTAGCCGCATTGCAAGCCAGATTGGCAGCATTTGAAGCAAATAAGATTGAAAAGAAAATTGATTTAGATACTAACGCATTCAAACGAGGTCTAGTAGCTATCGATAAAGCCTTGAATAGCTATAGTGATAAGATGGACGCCTTAGCTAACGATATTAGAACCACTGGTACAGTTGCGGCGAATGTTTTTAAAGGAATGTTCTTATCATCTATCACTGCTTTAGTACCTGCGATTGCGTCTGTAGTACCTGCTTTAATGGCAGTGATGAATGCTATAGGTGTTGTAGGTGGCGGCGCATTAGGTTTAGCAAATGCGTTTGCGATTACTGGCGCAGGTGTCGTAGGTTTTGGTGCTATGGCAATCAGTGCATTGAAAATGGTAGAGAACGGCACGTTATCAGTAACTAAAGAGGTACAAAACTATCAATCTGCTGTAGATGACTTAAAATCTGCTTGGACTGGCGTTGTCAGCCAGAATCAATCAGCAATTTTTAATACACTGGCAAACGGTATAAACACTGCTAAGGTTGTTTTGCAAGGATTAACACCATTTTTAAGCGGTGTAGCACAAGGAATGGAACAAGCTAGCAGTAAAATGTTGAATTGGGCTAAAACTTCACAAGTAGCCTCTAATTTCTTCGATATGATGGGAACAACTGGTGTAAAAGTATTTAATAATATGTTAAGTGCTGCCGGTTCATTCGGTAGCGGTTTAATCGCGGTTATTACTAATTTAGCTCCATTGATAGAATGGGTCTCACAAGGGTTCGCTAAAATGGGCGAATCATTTAATAAGTGGGCTACAAGTGTTGAAGGTTCGCAAGCAATTCAAGATTTTACTAATTATGTTAAAACTAACTTACCATTGATTGGAGAAATCTTTGGATCTACATTCAAAGGTATCTTTAACCTGATGAAAGCATTTGCTCCTAACTCGCAATTAATTTTTCAATCTTTAGCAGAAATGGCGAACAGATTTGAAGCGTGGAGTGCAAAGATTGCAGCAAGTGACGGATTCAAACAGTTTATTGATTATATACAGACAAATGGTCCTAAAGTATTATCTGTACTAGGCAATATAGTAAATATTATTATCAATGTAGCGACTGCTATGGCACCGTTGGGCGCAGCAGTATTAAGTGTAGTTGATGCATTTACAGCTTGGTTAGCGAACTTGACACAAGCACATCCAATTATTGGTGCATTACTCGGTGTCATCAGTATTTTAGCTGGTGCATTCATGGCGTTATATCCTGCAATTCAATTTGTAACAACTGTTATAGCACCATTAATTGGACAATTTGTGGCATTTATCGCTAGAAGTGTAGCGGTTCGTGCGGTAATGACCGCGTTAACAGCGGCTTTTTCAGCTTTATCAGCGCCAGTTTTAGGTGTTATTGCAGTAGTGGCGGCTTTAATAGCTGTGTTTGTAGGATTGTGGAATTCGAGCGAACAAGTTAGAACTGCTGTAACTAACGCTTTTAATGCTGTTAAAACAGCAGTTATGGATGCAGTAACAGCAATTATCAGTTTTGTTACAAATTTATTAGGTCAATTCAGTTATGTAGGCGCTGCAATGCAGACGTTACAAGCAACCTTTGCAGCTGGTTGGGCTGCGATTGTGGCAATTGTAGAGGCAGCGATAGCTGTGCTGACTCCTATTTTTCAAGCTGGTTGGAATGTTTTAGTTACTATTGTCAAAGTGGCATGGGAATTGATAAAGGCAGTCATCACTATCGCAATGCATTTAATTGTCGGTACTATCACTGCTTTACTTCAAGTCTTAACCGGCGATTGGCAAGGTGCTTGGCAGACAATGCAAGCAGCAGGTGCGGCAATTTGGCAAGCTATCGTTACAATGGCTCAAAATATATTCAATATTTTAGCGCAATTCTTAACAACATTATGGCAATCAATCGTTACAAGCGCACAAACACAGTGGGCTGTATTGCAAGCGGTAGCTTCTGTTATTTGGAATGCTATCGTAACCGCAATACTTACTGCGGTTCAAAACTTAGGTAATTTTTTACTTACAATTTGGACTTTTATTGTCACAACTGCCCAAACTATTTGGAACTCTTTAGTGGCAATTGCCGGTATGATATGGAATTTGATTGTTACCACAATTGTTACAGCAGTACAAAACTTAGGCACGATCCTATCGACGATTTGGACTATGATTGTTACTACAGCACAAACAATTTGGACATCATTAGTTGCAGTAGCTTCAGCAATCTGGAATATGATTGTAACTGCTATTGTGACCGCTATTCAAAACTTGGGTACAATCTTGTCTACAATTTGGCAAACAATAGTTACGACTGCTAGTGCCGCATGGACAGGTCTTGTTGCTATAGCTTCGGCAATTTGGTCTGCTCTAGTAAGTACAATCAGTTCTGTTGTATCTAGCATAATATCGTTTGTGTCTTCTGGTTGGTCAAGTTTGATGAGTATAACTTCATCGATTATGAGCAGTATTATGAGTGTTATTTCATCTATTTGGTCAAGTATCGTATCAGTAGTATCTTCTGTAGTTTCAAGTATAGTTTCCTTTGTATCATCAGGATTCAGCAATATGCTTAGCGTAGCTTCATCAATTATGAGTTCCATTATGAGTGTAATATCTTCTGTGTGGTCGAGTATAGTTTCCGCAGTATCTAGCGCTATAAGTTCAGTAGTTTCTGCAGTATCATCTGGTTTTAGTAGTGCATTGAGTACTGCAAGTTCGATTATGAGTAGCATTTTAAGTGCTGTCACATCAGCTTGGTCAAGTATTGTGTCAGCAATCGCGAGTGCGATTTCGAATGTTGTATCAACGATATCAAGTGGTATGAACAATGCTATGAGTGCGGTAACTTCTGGTGTGTCAGGTATGGTATCTGCTGCACGTTCATTTGTAGGCGATATGATGAGTGCCGGACGTGACTTGATTCAAGGTATGATTAATGGTGTTAAAGCAATGGCAAAAAATATAGCTAACGCTGCACGTTCAGTTGTATCAAATGCAGTGAGCGCTGCTAAGTCGGCATTAGGTATACACTCGCCTTCACGTGTGTTTATGGAAATCGGTAATTATACAGGTGAAGGTTTGGCAATCGGTATACATCAAATGACAAGTAATGTTGTTGGTGAAGTCGAAAATATGGCCAATCAAATGGAGAAAGCATATGCACCAGAATTAAAGTCAATTAATCCACAAATGGACAAAGACATCAATGGAATGAGTGACAAGATTAATGGTGCGGTAAGTTCTGATATTACAAATGGTGTTGAAGTTGCTCGACCAATTATCAATATTACAAACGAATCTGACTTACCAGCGATTAAAACTTATGTTGATGATGAATCTGCTAAAGAGCGTATGCAAAGGAGGATATAAGCCTTGAACTATACTGATTTAATGATAGTCAAAGACAATGAAGAATTTTTAATAAGTAACAATAGATTGACTGGGGACGCATTGAGCGTTTCCAGTTTTATTGTGGGATCTATTAATCAAAATCAAAGGTTTGAATACGGTGACGGTATGAATCGTCGCGTTGATTATGGTTTTGATGATGAATACAGAAAAGCAAAAATGGTTGTGGAAGCAAAAACTAAGTATGGTTATGACATTGCCACGCTGAGAGATGCAATCAATGAATTGTTTTATGGTACGTACTATATACGTGAGATGAGGTTAACTTACGACAGTGATAAACCTATTAAATATGAAAGTATCGGTAAAACCACTGGAGATATGAATTTAGGTGAACCTCGACTTGTCGGAGGAAAGCAACTGAAAGTGCGTAATGTGAGTGAAATAGTGCAGAGTGTAGATGATTTATGGTTTGAATTCGAAGTTGAATTTGAAACGGTGGAATTACCTTACTGGGAAACGTCATATACAACGCAAGACGTTGAGAAAAACAGTAACAATTTAGATTTCGGAAAGTTTGGTACTGTCGATAATTTAAATGTCGATATGCTCAAATATACTTTTACAGATACAGCATTTGAAGTTTGGAACGCTGGTAATGTTACGGTTCGCCCTGAAAACATGAAGTTGAATATTAGGTTATCTAGCTTAGTAACGGATGGCAACTTTGTTTTGATCAATGAAACTACAGGTGAAAAATTTGAGTATAAACAGCCGAGAACAGGAAATACCGTAGATTTGAACGGTACAAAAGTTCTGGTCGGCTTAATAAATAACAAGTTAAGAGATACAAACAGAAAGTTCATCAGTATTGTACCAGGTGTCAATAAATTTAAAATAAGCGGTGGTAGCGTTGCAGATGTGCAGTTTGACTTTCCGTTTTATTACGTATAGGAGGGAATAATTTGGTTAACAGACATATACTAGATGGTTTTTTTGATAGAAGGAGTGTAAACGGCGTTAACAGTAATTTCGAATTCCTTTTCAGTCTTGTAGAAAAACTTTTGTTTGACTTTACTGATGTTGATAAGAAACTTACAGATAAAACTGCTTTAGATGAAATGAATTTTAACTTTGTCTTTGAAAACTTAAACAAAGTAATGTCATTATCAGAAGAGGCGAAAATAATTCTTGAAAAAGCAGAAGAAGTTAATTCGCAAAATACTAACGTTCAGCAACAATTAAATCAGTTGATTTTAGAAGAAAGTACAAGTGATGCTGAAGTTATACAAGCAAGAGTTGATTTAGATGGTGTTACTAGCGATACATTAAAAGAAAGGATTGACAGCTTACAAAAAGTTGTTAAGGAAACATCTCAAAAGAACGCCCTTTACGAAAAGGTATATAATACTTTTGAAAATTACACACCTCCATCGGACTTAAAAATTGTAGTACCTTTTAAAGTAGCAACATCTTATAGCGGTAATACTTCGATTGATTATGATGTGTCAGTTAATAAAAATCCAGTGACAAAAACATACTATGTAGATGTAAAGAAAGGGGATAATTCTAACCCAGGGACACAATCGTTACCGTTCAAATCAATTAATAGAGCACTTAGATATGGCGATGCAGATGAAATTATAGTTAACGAAGGTGTATACGGATGGACTGACGGATTCAGTGGTTTCTCACAAAGTAAGCCATTTAATTTGATAGGTATAGGTAAAGTATTAATCGGTGCACACCGTGACGGTTTGATTTGGAGTCAAGATTCTACGTACTCAAATGTTTATCAAGCAAATGCTACTAGTGTAATTGAATTAATAGATTATCACAATATGAATGACATCAAATTCTTAGATAAAGTGAATAGTGTGGAAGAAGTATCGCAAAAAGCAGGCACATATTTTATTGACAGTTCTAATAATATATACATTCGTACACATGATTCCAGAGTTCCTGACGATCAAATTCTTCCTAATATGTTTAATGATGCAGTAAAAATCACTGATAATGCTAAAGTTTACTTTGAAAACATAAGATTTACTAATAGTGTTAAATTAATCGCAACGACAGCAGGTAAGAACTTCTTTGCAAAAGACTGCTATTTTTCTATTGGCAGTGGCGGTAACGCATTAAGTATTGAGGGATATGATTTCAATATTATACAAAGATGCGTAGCTAAACATGCAACAATGGACGGTTTTAATTACCATATTAAAAATGGTGTTTTACCTAAAGTTATTGAAATTGATTGCAAAGGTTACGACAACGGACGTAATGGTGCTGACCAGAACAATGGTTCGACTATGCACGATGGCGGACACATTATGAGAATTAACGGAGAATATTATAACAACGGTGGTCCTAATGTGATTGATGTCAATGAAGGTACAGTGTCAGTGAATATCGGCGTACACTCACATCATTCAAGAGCATCAAAAGGTACTATTTCTAACGCTAGTTTTAAAAATGGAAATCTAGGAGCATCAAAAATGCATTTAATCAACTGTGTTTCAAACGGAAGCGATTACTCTATAGTAACAGCATCTTCTGAAAGCAGCGTAACGGCAGTTGAAAATTCATTGCTTATAGAGCCGCGTACTGAAGTTTGATTAGAAGGGTGATTGAATGTTTATAAGAGACTTGCAAGGAAATGAGTACACGCTATTTACAGATTTCGAACACATTGATGAGTTGAATACGAATGATAGTATAAGAATGCAGATTCCCTATGATAAAAATCACAGGGAATTTTTAAGTCAAACAACCGATTTAGAACATTGGATTATCGGAGATATTGTTGGCATTAATGAGTATCGTATCGTTTATTCGAAGAAAGTCACGAAAGGTAATAGTTTTTACGTTGACATCATTGCCAACCCAGAAGTGATTGAAAGATTAGATGAGTTAAGAGTGTATAAACGTTATGATCAATATTTTACAGATGTTCAATTTTTCAACTTAGTATTTGCAAATACACCTTTTACTGTAATGATTAATGGTTCATCAGCTTCATTAATGTGGGAAGGTGTAGGTGATGGAGAAAGTAAATTGAGCATGTTTAAACGGGGTATTAAACGATACGGCTTTGAATTTAAAATTGTTGGTAATGTTGTTTATTTATATGACAAAATCGGCAACGATACCAATTATGAATTCAGGTATAAATTAAACACTGCGAATATCGTTAAAGAAACAGATTCGCAAGAGTTTTTTACAGCAATTAGAGGTTACGGGAACTATGACCAAGACGAAAAAGATATAGACGGTAAAGCGTTACTAAAGGATACCTACATCAGCCCATTAGCTTCTGTTTATGGTGAAAAGTGGGCGCCACCTTTGCGTGATGGACGTGTAAAAGTAGCGAGTACCTTACGTAAAGAAATGGAACGTATTGTAGATGAATCTTTAAAAATCAGTTTTTCTGCTGATATTTATGATTTATCAAGACAAAGATATGACTATCAACACACTGTTTTAGGTGATCGCGTATTTTTAGTAGATGAACGTATCAAAGAAGATGTTGAAGTACGAGTGGTTAAAAAAGAAGTGAAATACAGTGCTAAAAAAGAAATTATTGATTTAAAACTCACTTTCGGGACAACTAGTATGACAGATGCTTACAAGTCTTCACTGCAGACTACCGTAAAAGAGTTTTCAGAAATAATGGCAGGTATAAAAGCATTACCTTTTGCTGCATTAGATATTGTTAGTCGTTCTATGGTAAGTAAAATCCAAAACACATCAAGCGAGTTATTATTTGATGATATGGGTATTCATTCGGTTGATAAAAATAACCCAAATAATATTGTGACAATGAACAGCAGTGGGTGGATGTTATCAACTGATGGAGGAAATACAGCGAAAACTGCGCTGACTGCAGAAGGTATGGTAGCAGACGCGATTACTACTGGAACACTCAATACGCAGTTAGTAACAATCGTCGGTGAAAACAGTTTAATATATATGAATGGACAAGAGATAGGCGCAACAAGTAATACAACGAAGTCACAAACATTTATCAGACCGAGAGGTCTTTATATTACTCGACCAGACGGTGCTGTTTATATGCAAGATGGTGTACCGTCAATGTCATTTGACGTTCAGCCCATTTCATTCTATGCTGTCGGAATTGTCACCTTCGACGGAAGATTTTATCGTACATCGAGTACAAACTTTGAGATATTCAATGTAGTTTATGCAGAGCATTCAGCACGTTACATTACATTTACTTACCTTGCTGACTGGGGTGCTGAAAGTGAAAATTCTCATGGTAATGTAGGTTTACGTATTGAGGAATTTGGCGACTTAAATGTATCAGCGCAAGAATCTGTACTTGCGGGCAATAACATATCGACTCAACAAGGAAATATAACGCTTGACTTAGGTACGCCAACGTATAAACCGCTCTATTTCTATTTAAAAATAAAAAACGAGAGTGGAAACACTAAAAACATTGCACGCATGCGAACACTGCGTGTGCATATGAGGGGGTAAACACAATGGTATGGACATTGTATTTAGAAATCCGAAATGGTCATTATGAAATTGTACTCGGCGGTAGTAATATCGTTCCGACAAAATCATACGACAAAGTGTTGCAAACTACCGAACGAATTGCAAGACAATTCGACAAGGTATACTTCGACGGGGAACACCTCCGATTAAAAGAGGGTGAAGAATTGTTAACGATTGAGGAATTGAATGCGAAACGATTGGAAGGATTGCCCGATAATCCTATCGCTAATCCAACAGGTGCAGTATACGATGTTGTTATTTAAGAGAATCGCAGTCATTCTGATTGCGGTTCTTTATTTTATAGAAAGCAGGTGAAACAATGAAAAGAACAGACTTAGGTGAAGCACTAGCCTTTTTGATGATTGCGGGGTTTGCAATTTTTACGTTTATGAGAGGTCTTTTCTGGTTTGTCGAATCAGAAAAAGTAATCTCGGATTCTGAATTTTATTCAGCTTTAGATGACCTTATGTCTATTTGGATATGGGGATTGTTGTTGATGATTGTGGCTATCATTTTGTTTGCCGCAGCGTGGTTGATACCTAGGTATCGACTGACAAACACGTGTCAATTTTTATTGATTGTCGGCGGTGTCGGCGCGTCGATTATTTACTTTTTAATGGCAAGCGCGAGTATATACAATGCGATAAATTGGCTGACATGGGCGCAATTTGCGGTATTGACTGCCAAAAGCGGCGGTATGGCGTTTATCGGAGGCATGATGATTAATGGCAGACGACAATAAGTATCTAGCTAAACACGAGTTTGAGGCTGCAAAAAACAAAATTTATGAACGTATCAATGATAATGACCGTAAGCATACAGAGGCAATCAACACATTAGAAAAGACGGTCAATCGGCAAATATCCTTACAAGAGCGCTCTGAGAAGCATTTAGAAAAGCTGAGTGGAACAATGGAACGTTTAGGTGATGAAGTGATTGATATTAAATATAAAGTCAAGTCACATGATGACACCTTGCATAATGTCCAAAGCGTCATTTCTGAAAAGCAAAAAGGCAACACACAAATAAGTGTCGCAATTATATCAGGCGTAGTTGCGGTTATCGTTGCGGCATTTGGATTTGCACAAGTATTCTTTTAAAGTCGGTACTTCGGTATCGGCTTTTTACTATTTCAAAGGAGTGAGTTAAATGGAAGATAAAATTAAACAATACATTGCTTTAATCGGTGGTTTTCTCGGGGCGTTATACCTTGCTCTGCAAGCAAGTGGAATCAGCGCGGAATGGATTAACCCAAGAACAGTAGATGCATGGATTAATGTAATCAATACTGGATTACCACTTGCATTGGTCGCATATGGTGTGTGGAAGAATACGTTTATTGTGAAGAAATCAGCACGTGATCAAGAGGATTATTTAAAAGAGAAAGGGCTGAAATAGATGTTAACTGCTATCGATTATCTAACTAAACAAGGTTGGAAGATTTCATCCGACCCACGTAAATATAATGGTTATCCAAACAACTATGGCTATCGTAACTACCAAGAAAACGGAGTGAACTACGATTCATTTTGTAATGGTTACCACAGAGCGTTTGATTTATATTCTAATGCAACTAACGACATTCCTGCAGTAACTAGCGGAACAGTGGTCACAAGCGAAACACATGGTAATTTCGGCGGTACAGTAGAAATCAGAGATGCCAACGGTAATGATTGGATCTATGGCCACTTGCAACGCGATTCATTACAATTCTCAAAAGGCGATAAAGTCAATCAAGGCGACATTGTAGGATTGCAAGGTTCATCCAACTATTATGATAATCCTATGAATGCACATCTTCATTTACAATTACGTCCTAAAGGAACAGATTTAAATGATGAGAAAGCAGAAGTATGCAGTGGATTGCCAATGGAAAAGTACGATATTAGTAAGCTGAATGCAAAGCAAGATAAATCTAAGAATGGAAGTGAGAAACAATTGAAACATATTTATTCTAACCATATCAAAGGTAATAAAATTACAACTCAAAAGCCAAGTGTTCAAGGCGTGGTTATCCATAATGATTACGGAAGTATGACACCTGCTCAATATTTACCTTGGTTATACGCACGCGAAAATAATGGTACACATGTTAATGGTTGGGCAAGTGTGTATGCTAATAGAAACGAGGTGCTTTGGTATCATCCAACAGACTACGTTGAGTGGCATTGTGGTAATCAATGGGCAAACGGCAACTTGATCGGATTCGAAATTTGTGAGTCATACCCAGGTCGTTTATCAGACAAGCTATTCTTAGAGAACGAAGAAGCAACTTTAAAAGTTGTTGCTGATGTCATGAAGTCTTACGACTTACCAGTTAACCGAAACACAGTACGACTGCATAACGAGTTCTTTGGTACATCATGCCCACATCGTTCATGGGAATTGCATGTCGGCAAAGGAGCCAAGTATACAGAAGCGAATCAGAATAAAATGAAGGATTACTTTATCAACCGTATTAAACATTATTATAACGGCGGAAAACTTCGAACAGGCAATGCCAAAGTTATCAAACAAAATGATGTTAAAAAAGAAGTTAAAAAGAATGAACAACAACAAGTGGTTAAGACAACAGATTGGAAAAAGAACAAACACGGCACATGGTGGAAAAATGAACAAGCTACATTCAAAAATGGTAATGAACCTATCCAAGTATGGCACGTTGGTCCATTCCGTATTGATGGTAATGAAGCAGGTAAGCTGCCAGCAGGCGCAAGTATTAATTACGATGAAGTAATGTTGCAAGACGGTCATGTTTGGGTGGGTTACGACGGCTTTGAAGGCGAACGACTCTATCTGCCAGTAAGAACATGGAACGGTGTCGCTCCGCCTAATCATGGAGAAGGCGAACTTTGGGGTAGTATTCACTAG